GAAACTTCACCCATTGAACTATTCATTCCAATACTTGTAATAAATACAAAAAATGTAATTGAACGATTTGTGCCAACTTCCAACTTAAGTTTTAATTCTGCACTTGCAGCATTTTCGCCATCACCACCAGATGAAGAAGTTTCACTTACTTTTATTGAATTTTCAAGAATATCCTTAAGGTTTGATCCCCCTGACGTTGTTTCATAAAACAACCTTGCACTACCTGAATAACTTCTAATTCCATCTTTTAAAGTCCTATCAGTATCTCCCATAGAAGTAGTTTCTATAACAGCCTGACTCATGGAATAACTCCAGTTTTGCACCTTGGCTTTTTTTACGTCACTTACATATAAGGCTCCTGTCCTTCCTGAATAAAGTGTTGACACGATCTCTAACTAAAACATTGCGTTTATTCTACGGTGAATCGAGACAAGCGACAAAAGAACAACTAACATTACTAATTCCAGGTTGAACACTTGTAACTACTGGAGGTCGAGAATATCTCCATCTCAATCCTAATTTTGTTTGTCCCGTACCAGCATTATCTCTAATTTCTTGTTTTAAAAATGAACTATCAATACCTACTGCTGCATTTTCATCCTTAAAACGAACAAAATCATACTCAGACATTACATTTTCATAATTAGCTATAATCAACCCTGCTTCTGCATCGGAAATATTTGAAAAGCCAAGATTTAAAGTTGCATTGACTCTTTTATTTCCATAACGCAAATGTGTTTTCGTACCATCTAAAGATTCAAATGTTGTACTTGGATATTCTCCAGCAGAAAAATTTCTGGATGTTGGTTTGACTGCTGGAAAATCAACTGGTGAAACGGTCATGTGATTAAGTCCATAAAGTGAGAATCCGTACCTTTATCCCATCCTTGCAGGATAGCCAATGTTCCGTCATCTGTTAAAGGAGCATGACTTCCTGAAATTTCTACTAAACCATCTTCTACATAAGAAATAGTTTCTAACTTATAAACACGATTACTTGTAACTGAATTTTTTAACGTAAATAAAACGCCACGGGGCAATCCTGCTCCTGTTACAAAATTAACGCCACTAGCTTCTTGTACTTTCTCAACTGCTGTACCTGCTTTCCAATAATAAATATTTGCATTTGTATCGGTTATAGGATCATTACTTATAACTTCTCCGTCCTCAGTTATCACTCCATTGTCATAACGGCTAGTATGAGTTGCTTCAGAAACTAATCTAAAATAATCACCAGGAGCTAAATTAAAACAATATTGTGGTGCTGTTTTAAAAGTTAAACCATGATCAACTTCTTTCCTTAATTTTAAAATGTATTTAGCATATTTTCTTGCATGAGCTGCTGTGGTACAAAAACCTGACATGTCATAGGTTTCAACTGGATCTAATTTACTTCCACCGTAATTATAAGTATCTATAATTCTTTGTGTCGCTCCTGCTGGTGCGTCTGCTTTACCTTTTAGCCTTAACATTACAGATTTGGTTTCAGGAAAACCATTTGGCTTTTCTTTTCTATACAAAACATTTGCTGTAAAAAGCTGTCTTTCTTCAGGAGTTAAAAATGATACTTTTAAATCATTTATATTGCCGTCTGTAAACAACGCTTTTATATCTACTTTTGCATTAGGAGCTATTCTAAAGTTGGAATCTGTAGGAACAGCAGGAACTAAATTAAACTTACCTCCAATAACAGTAAAATCTAATAAATTATACGTTCCATGTTCATGAAGAAAGTCTCTTAAATTTATTTTATTACTAATAATTCCATCCCAAGTAAAATTATTACTTGCACAAAACGCTGCACCACTTGTCATGTTTCCTATGGCATTTACACCAACAAGTTCTCCAGCACCTAAATGAGAATCAGTTAACAACGCATGTGCAATTTCTACAAAATTATTACTTGCTTTTTTAGCACCTCCAGTTAATAAATCAGTAACTTTAATTCCTTTCTTGAAATAAGCCGATAATTGTGTAAAATTTGTCCACTCTTTTGCACTATTAATTCTTATACCACCTAAAGCTAAATCCATATAAGAAGCTTTACCATATTCATTCATTAATTCGTTAATGTAAACCACCTCATGTTCAGGGCCATTCATGTGGCTTTTAGTTTCCATCCCTGGAAATTGCACATAATCTGCTATTGCATCAAAAGGATTTAAACTATTACTTGCAACGGCTGTAACTGCTGTTATTTTTGTAACTTGAACATCAATACCACTTGCAGGAAAAGTAATATTTGCATTTAAACCTGATGGCTTTGGAATAGTAATTGTATCTCCGACTTTATAACCAGTACCTTTGTTTATAAAATTCCAACTAGCGTTCCAATTATATAAAGGTGTTTGCCATGATACGTTAAGGTTTAATTTTAAACCTGTACCTGTTCCGTTAGTTGTAGGTAAAACTGTAAATGATTGAAATCCCATGTTATTACGATCCTGCTAAATGAATTGTTCCTACGCTTAAATTTATCGATGGATTTCTATCGTTAATTGCATAAAACTCAACAGGAGTTGGATTTGGATCATTATTAGCTACATCCATTGGGTGTTGAGTTGCTTCTAATGTACCAGCAGTATATATCTTAGGTTGTGGCTCTACTTTAATTGGTATAAGAACAGGATCTTGCCCAACAAGTGTTGGAGGATAGAAACTATTAGGATCATCTGGATGTCCTGTCGTAATCAACCCAGAATCAAACTTTTTAATTTCTCCTTTTTCAAAATCGTAACTTGGAACTCTTACTTCCGTTATGTCAAAATCGTCTTTATCATAAACACCAAATCCAACTTGTTCTCCATCTTCAAAAGCTAAGACCGCCACACTTTTACCACCATCCCAATTATGATTTACAGATAGAAGTGTTTCATTGTGATTGTTTGGATCTGATGTGTCGTAGTTATAACGAGATGTTATGGGAGGAGAAGGAGGCCCATATTGAATACCAGAAAAACCTACTCTTGAATACATTGATAACTCAGCGACAGCACCACCTTCAGTAGTACTTGCACTAGAACTAAAAGTATTAAATGCTTTTATCCATTCAGTATTAGAAACATCATCTTCGTCTAAAATTAAATTATTTCTACCAGCAAAACAAACAACAAACTCATCACCTTTTGATGTTTTTGCTGCAAAGTCTACTTCTTCTTGCCCTTTAAATTCAGATTCCTTATTGCCTATAACTGCTGCATTTAATAAATTAAATTCTTGACCCATAAAAAATACAGCTACATTATTACCTGGGTACGGTAAAAATCTATATTCAAATTGACTTGTTTCAGGCTTTATTCCTAATCCAGGGTGATAAATTTTTATGTAATTATATTGAAATTCAGGGGTGTTTCCTTTAACGCAAAACAAACCACTATGTTCGTTTTCAACTGCGTTATTTAGATCTTCAAAATCATCGTCAGTACCTAATCTTCTTACTTGTAATTTAAAAAATGAATATCGAGTGATATTCATATCTATTGTTCCTGTTTGAAAATTATCTCCATCATTTAAATAGTTAGCAAGATCTGTTGCAGAAGGAATACTGTTTAAATTTGTACCTCTTATATGACTAAATACTTTTGATTTCAATCCTATTTCTGTTAAAGAACATGGCCTACTATTTGAAATAGTTGCTATTGCAAGTTTTTGTAAAACAGGCGCAGTATAAGGAAAACCATAAACTGTTGACCAATGAGTCATGTTTTGCCTTAATCGAATAGTTACACCTTCTACCTTTTCGCTACCTTCTTCTAACCATTGTGTTCCTACTGACGAACTATCAAATAAATTTGGATTTCTAAACGGCATACGACCTGCTGTTCCTGTATAAGATTGCGTAGCTTTTTCTATAACTTCAAAGGTATAAACTCGTCTAATACCTTCTTCGTTTGGCCCTTTACTTCTCCAAGGAGTCCCAGGAGTTGCTTGACCATTAAAATTTAAAATTTCAGTACACGCAACAACAGCGTCACCTGCAAGAAAAGTTTCTCCAATAGAAATATGTCCATCTGTTTCTTCACGAATAGCACGAACCATTGACACAACATCTTCTATTCCATGAGGAAATGTTCCATACTCTTGGTTTTGCACATAGGTTTGATTGGTTTCTAAAATTGTATAAGTAATTTTGTTATCTTCAGCATTAACATCACCTCCTGTAAAACCAGCAAGTGTAGGGAAAAAAGTATTATTTTTCTTTTTATTAACTACGATTGCTCTTTTTGCATTATCTTTTGTTCCTTTTGGTGGTTCATGTAATTCATAAGAAAGTTTTACAACACTAGAATTTGGCATTGGACTAAATGCACCAAATATTGCTTGTGTTGTAGGATTCCTTGCACCACTAAAAGGATAAACTTGATCATCTCCAGTAAGAGTTGTATTACCTGTTGGAAGATTGTTAACTTTCCAACTGTCTTCAAACGCATCATCAAAAGGTAACTCCATTCCGCTAACTTTTGAATCAGAATATTTATCTCCGTCTGGAAAAGCGTCTGTGTGATCATGTTTATTAATTCTATTAAATGTACCTAACGAACTAGATTTAAAAAATAAATCTAATTTTGATTTACTGTAAGTTGATAATAAAAGATCACCAATTGCGTAACCTGCAAAATCTGGTCTGACATCTATCTTGCCTAATGAGAACATTACTATTGCTTTTAACTGCTGCAAACGACCCAAGCTAAGAAGTTGTGACCATAACAACTGACCATTGACTCTTATACCTCCGACACTATCTACTTGATTTGCAAAAACTAATGGTATAGTGTCTCCCAATGTTGCTAATTCTTGAAGGCTATTGAAAGCAAATTGCGGTGCAAAACGCTTGCTACCAATAGCATCTGCACCTTCTATTGTTGCACCTTGTTTAAAAGGTTTTGGTTTTGGAGTTAATAAATAACCAATTGCTGTTAAAGCAACTGAAAGAGCAACATTTCCAAATAAAGTCAGTCCTCCTGTTTTTGCACTAACTATCCCAAGAGTAACAAGATCACATTTAATATCAGGAATTAACTCATAGCCTTTTGGCCTTTGACCGTTATATGCAGCAGTCTTATCTGTAAATTCCCAATATTCATCTTCACTACAATCTAGTAACTTACAAAATTCTATTTCCGAGGGTAGTAACAGCCTTCGACCATGAGGTTGTCTAATGGACTCCAAATGACCACCGACTCTTCTAATCTTTTTTGGTAACTCAGCCATCCTTCCTCGTAATAAGCAGCCATGCCATAACCATTATTTGATTTGCATAAGGCTATTGCTCCTAGTTTAGGGGGTGATTCAACTCCCCACCTATTTAATTCTTCAAAAAAGATACTGTAATCTTTTTTTCTTAACCTTCGATACCAATCTCTTTTCCCTTTTGGAACTGTAAATCCATAGTTTGCTACTACTGTACGAACCAATGACAAACAATCTCCAGCCCCATGAGTAACAGGATCAGCACCTAAACGATAAGGCAACCCAATTAATTGATCTGGCCTCACCTGCTTTGTATCGTTCCAGTGATAGGTAAATGACCAACCATTGCTGTAGTCAAAACTTTGTTAGGTGCATTAGCTCCAACTGCATCAATAGCACTACTAAGTAACACCTCTACAGTTGTTGGATCGTATGACAACGAAGCTGCAAGCCATGTTTCTCTTGTTAATAATTTATTAGTTGTAAAATCTGTATTCATTAAAAAAGTATCAACATCTATGTGATATTTATTATCAACAGCTTCTCTTGCATGATTCATTCCTATTGCATTATTAGCAAGAATTAAAGAAGACTCCATGTTGTCTCCTGATCTATTACGAGCAGCACCTTGATATACAAAACTTAAAAACAAAAAAGGTTGATTTTCAAAAGTAATAGGTGTGTCTTGTTTACTATTCTGAAATCTATTTTGAATAGAACCAGTAGCTGTCCTAATTGTTAGGAAGTTTGTTATTGCAACAAGGCTCATAATCCTAGTGAAGACCTACGGCTACGTGAATTTCTTAATGAAGATATAGTACGAGATTCACCAACTGCTGCACCTCTAGCAGTAGCAGTTGCAATGATTTGTCCTACAGCAGATTTAGGAACAAATTCTTCAGAGTTGAAATTCAATATAGGCCCAGAGTAATTAACAGTAGTAGAACTTCCACCACCACCTGCATAAGACGAACCAGTGCCAGGGATTACAGCTTCGCCTCTAGCACCTGATGAGTAGCGTTGCATACTTGAAGCCATCTTTGATGCAGGAATAATGTATTCATCCTCTCCAGCTTCTCCTATGACTCCTACAGTTGGTCTTGTGACCATTCCACCAGTAGAGAATGACCCTGCTGGAAAAGTATTTCCATATTTCAAATTATCTGCGGCAACCATCGCACCAGTTCCACCTGAAGCCACTCCTCCACTTCCGAAATTTAATCCTCCAATCCAGCTTGTTAAAGCTTTTTGCATCAATATTTGACCTATCTGTTTCAATATTCCAGACAATGCTTGACCTAATGTTTTAGTTCCTTCTATTAATCCTGTAATTGCATTTGTAAGCCCTGTTGCAATCGTATCTTTAATGCTCTTCCACATTTCTTCTAATTGCTTAGTTTTTTCTAATTGTTTATCTGCTGCATCTAAAGCTCTAACAGCAGTAGTTATATCTTCTCTTCTATGCTCTCCCATTGATTTAACTAATTTTTCTATCTTTGCCTGAATAAGTGCCTCTCTTTCTCCTAATTCAATTTTATTTTTAGTTAAAATTGTTTCTGCTTTTAAATCTACAAGTTTCTGTTCAGCAGCATGATTTATTTTATCTATTTGTATATCAAAATCAGCCATTAAAGCCTGATATTCTGTTGTTCGTCTTTTGTTAAATGTTGTTAAATCTGCATTTTCATCATTTTTCAATATTTCTGCTGCTTCAGATCGTGTTTCTGCATTAAATTTTATACGAGCAATATCTTTTTCTATACCTACATTTTTCATTTTATCTTCATAAGAACCTCCAAGAGCCATTTGTTGTTTTAGTGTCATTTCTGTAAAGACACGATCTGCCGTTCTATCGAATTTCTTATTTAATATTTCTGCTTTTGCTATTGCATCTTGTAGTCCTATATTTAATTTATCCATCGCTTTTTCTATAAAGCCAGCAAAACCAGGCCCAAAGACACCAGCGACATTTACAACTAAACCTCTTAACGCTCCTGCAATAGTATTAAATCCAGCAGCAAGCAAGCTAACAACTTTTAAAACAGCTCCTAACGCAACTATTAAAGGTGAAGCAATAATACCAAGTGTCACTCCTACTGAATTAGTAAAATCATTCCAACCAGCTTTTAAAACATTAACAGCATTAGCAATATCTAAAGTTGTACCAGCAGTAGCTCCTGTTTGTTTTCTAACTTGTTCCGCTACTAAGGCTCTTGCTTTTGTTGCATTGCCAGCTTGTATTAATAAAGCAACTTGAGCTTGCAATTGTCCTGTAAGTCTTATCCCTGATTCAACAAGATCATCCATACTAATATCTCTTATTGCTTCACCTAGTTTTGCTGCTTTTTGAATAGCAGTATCCATCATTGTTCCTATTGCACTACCAAGGATTTGCATACCGAAGCCTCCTGCACCTGTTGCATTTCCAAGCAACGCACCACCAACACCACCAGCGACAGAACCAACTCCTCCTCCAAACAAGAGAGGGAAACCAGCTCCAAGCATTAGATTTTCTTGACCTCTTCCTCTTGCAGCTCTAATACGTTTGATATTTGCAAGTCTTTCTCTTGCTGTTCTTTGTTGCCTTTTCCCTTCTTTTTCCGTTATTCTTGATGATTTTCTCTTGGCTTCTTCTATTTTTTTCTCCATTTCCCATGTTCGAGTAACAACACCTCTTCTTTTCGATTCCAATTCATAATGTCTTCTTATAGATTTAGTAATTGCATCTTCTGAGCCAGGTCTATATGGCCCTGCCATCCCTGCTGGTCTACCTGATGGAGTATTCATTACTTGATTTGCTCTTCTGCTAAAATCAGCAAATCCACTACCAGCTCTACTTGCTTTACTTCTTTCTACATTTCTAAGAATATTACCTTTTATTCCAACACTATTAATTCTTCTCAAAGCATCTTCTAAATTTTTTGCATGAATATGAGCATTGCCAAATTGTTGATTTAATACTGCAAGTTCTTGAGTTGTTTTGGCAAAGCCTGGTTTTACTTCTTGTAACTCTCTAAGTTTTGCTCCTAAATTAAAAGCTTTTCGTCCTAAAACATCAAAACCTTTAATTCCTAAAGCTGTTAAAGCAACAGCTACACCACCAGCAATTTGAGGATAAGAAGCTAATAAAGCACCTAAACCTGTAAACACACCTGTTAAACCTTTTGCTTTGAAGGCAGTTAAACCAAGAGCTTTTACAGCAAGGCCATTTTGAGCAACTAAACCGTTATAACTTTTTGCAAGTTTATCTGCTCCAATAGCAGCCGTACCTAAAGCACCTAACCCTATAGCCCGACCAGCAGCATTATTACCAGACCGTGTAAACCTATCAAATACACTTACATCTTTATTTAATTTAGAAACGCTTCTAGATGCTTCTGAAGCACTACGAGCTACATTTCTAAAACTTCTACTACTCTTGCCACTTAAATTGTCTAATTTTGCATTTACCTTGCTTAGACCCTCAACTAATTTTTCATTTGTTTTATTTATATTTTGTAAATTCGCAGCCAACTTGTTTAGTTGGTTTAAATTCTTGACGACAATATCTATCCTTGACTCTATAGACACGATTAAAATCCTTCGTTCTCCGTAGTTTACCTACGTCTGCGGATTTTTTGCATTTCTTCCTCTTGATCTTCGTTAAGAACTTGAAAATAGGCACTCCAACCTATGATTTCTTCTAACGTCATCTGCCTAACTTCTGCAAGAGACTTCCCTAACTCTTTAGCAATGCCAAATTGAAGCATTAACAAATTATCTTTACGAAGCTCTTTACTTAGTCCTTTGGGTCAAGTGATTCTTCCTCATCAGTAATAACAGCAAGCATTAAAGTTTGAAGATCAGCATCTCTCACTTCATTCTTTAATACATCAATTTCACCCATAGCAAACAACCTTTGTCCATTCTCATCTTGTGCTTTAGAAATCAATAGTCTTAACGCAAATTCATTAGCGTCACTACTTTTTGCTCCTTTTTGTGCTCTTTCTCTTTCTGCCATCGTTAGTGGGGCAACCCACATTTCAAATACCGTTCCATCAGACAATTCAACTTCTTTTTTTGTAGCTTCTAAATTTGCAGCTTTTTTAAGTCGATCTATTGCCCTCATAAATGATTTTGCTGGCTTAGGACTAGATGTCATGATAAAAATTTATACTTTTTTATTCTAACCTAATAGACAAGAAAAAACCCTGCACAAGGCAGGGCTTCTGGAACATTCCGATTCCGTTCTTATTATGAACGACTAAAATCAAATGTTGGTACTCCAGCAGGACGGAAGTTAACTGTTACTGCTTGTGCATCATCAGGAGTAACACCTAAAGAAGCAGAAGTTAATGTTGCATCAAAGCTAATAAAGCGACTAAGAGTGTCACTTACTGTTCCACCACTAAATACACGGTCTGTATAAAGCTTAAATGCTGCACCAACTTGTTGACGCTGAAGAACATCTTCGATCATGCGGTTAGAAAGAGAAGCATCTTCATTTGTCATATAAGCAGTTGCACTACCTGAGCCATCACCAAATCCAGCAATGTACTTTCTAAATGGAACGTACTGACCAGGATCACCACCGATTGTAGTTACATCAATTTCAGCTCTTTCAATCTCAAAAGACCACTCACTAACTTGACTGACGGATTCAAAAGCAGAGTAAGCAACTTGGAACTCATTAGGAGCTGCGGCTGTTCCAACGTCAGTTAGGTTTACAGCAGAACCACCAGCAGATGCAGATACAATCAATGCTCCTGTTGCTGCTGTGTAAGTAATAACGTAGTAAACAGTTCCAGCACTTAATCCAGCAGGTAAAGTTCCTGTTCCTGAACCTCCTGTAGAAGAATCAATCACACAAAAGTTCCTGTTGTCCCTGCTGGTTTGTAATAGAGAGCACCTGATGTGCCAGATAAACATGTAACGGCCATGAGGCTGCTTGTAGAAATTTACCTATAGATTAGCTCAAAACCGTGGCAACGTAAGAAGTTTCTATTCTGCTCATAAATAATGGAGCCTCTTCATCACTAGAAAAGCTTGGCCCATCTATTGCACCAACCTTGAAATACGTTCCAGTAGTACCTTTTGTGCCATTATTTAATGTTTCTAAAACATCTACAGCAGTTGTAATTAATGTTTGATTTCTTGATGGCCCTCTTCCTTTTTCTGTAAAAATACGAATAACAATTGCTCCTCTTGCGTTATCAACGCTAGAAGTCAAAGTTGGTTCGTTTGTTAACCCAAAAGTTACATTTACTCTTACATATTCACTTGTACTGTTTAACGGTGCAGACGTAATGTTGTCAAAAAAGACAGGAACCGCAGGGCTTAACGCTCCAAAAGCAGTTAACAATGGGTTTTCTACTTGTGCTCGAATAGATTGATAGTTCATTAATCAGAAACAGAACGTGTTCTGTAAGTAGGACTATTAAGAAAAGAATACTGTTGAGGAATATTTATTCGCTCAGAAAGTAATTGTTTTAAGCGACCTCCTTTCTTGAAATTAGCAAACCAATCTAAAGGAGCTGTTCTACTAGCCATTCCTCCTTGTCCTTTATTTATTTCACCTCTTTTCATTGTTATCATCGTTCTTCTTCCTCCTCCTTGTTTCCACTTTGATTTATTTATTGGGCCTCCCAGATAGAAACCTCTTGAAAATTGCCCTTCTTCTAAATCCATTGCAATAGCAGCATAAGGAGCTATATTTTCAATTCTTATCAACCAAGTATTTCCAGATAAAACTTCTTTTCCTGTAACTTTAGGAGCTTTAACGTCTTCAGGTAGACTTTTTCGCTTAGAAGGTAAGGAAGTTCTACTTTTTGTTGAAATTGTCCATGAATTACTAAATTCACCAGACCATTGCGGCCCTGCTTTTTGAAGTGCTTTAACAACACGTTCTGTTGTGTTTAATGTTTGACTTGCTATTAAAGATGCAAATATTTCATCACCATCTCTTGCTAATTTTTTAAAATCAATAAACATTATTGCGGCCTCACGATCAATGTATGAAATATAGGCTTATCTCCTCTTGCTGTTTGAATACTAATAATTTTTCCTTCCCTAGTAGCTCCTGCTTGTGAATATTGAACACGATCTGCTTCAGTCGGATAATAATCTCCTAATTCATTCGCTCCAATAACAATTTTTAAGTCGGTTGTTTGGTATAACCCTTCGTCTTCACTTGAATTAATGTCTAAAATTACTCCTTTAACACTTACGTTTGTATCTGCTCCAGTAACAGCTCCTGTTGTTGGGTTGTATGTTCTTGGAGTTGTGGTTTTAACAAAAGTTAATGTTTGCCCCCAACTACTAAGAATACTTGCTGGTACGTTTCCAAATACATCATCAATTTTTGCCATAATTAACCTCTTACCACTCGTACTTGATAGCCGCCAGCTCCACCAAGACAATAAGCACCAAGATAGGACTGCAACCAAGGATAAACGTCAAAAACATTGTTCACATTGCCAGTAGCAAGACTAGCTTCGTTGTATTTAACCTTTAGTTCACCAAGTTCTACTTCTTTTGCAACGCCTTCTGTGCCACTATTTCCTGTCATTGCATCTGTGTCATTAGCTAATGCTCTTGCTAATTCATATTGTGCATACTTGATTTTGTTTGGAATTGAACTGCAATCAAGCTCAACATCATCAACTTGAAAATTATTTCTAGGCCATTTCAATGCTTGTGATTCATCACATCTATCACCGTAATAATTCAAGCTGTCGATCCAACGAGTAGCAGAAATTAATGCACGATTTTTTTGATCGTCTGATTTATTTGTCCACGTTGAATCATCAGGAGAAGTTTCAAAGTAACTATTAGCTTCTGCCAAAGTTGCATAGCTATTAGAACTTTCACCTTTCAAAGTGGCGTGAATAGTAGCTGCCACGTTTATTTACCAAACATTGTTTACATTCTAGCGTCATAAAAAACCCCCACCAAATAAATGATGAGGGTTTTGACTTCCAACCTTGATATTAGATCAAAGTGTAGATGTGTCTAGAGGACTGTTAACTGTCAATTGAACTAAAGGAATTAGGTCAATATCGTATGTAGCTCCCCACTTAGCATGAGCACCCAAGTTTGAGTTTGTTGGGTTGTCACCAGCGTCTACCCACTTAGTACCCATAACGTGATACGCAGTGTGGTAGTCAACAGAAAGGACATCCTGTTTCGATAAGATGTTGCGATCTGCTTCAATTCTGAGATCCTGTTG